GTTACAATGCTGTGTACAAAGAAGAGCTGACCAAATAATGTACATACTGTTTACAGGGGCACCAGGATCGAAATGGAGTAGTGTTGTTAAAAACATCTACTGGAGTGATGACGTTGATCACACAGATTACTCAGAGGCTAGAACATATCGCCACGATGCTGATACCCCTGGACGCAGTCACTTGATGCACATCGGAGCCTACTGGGATCCGGGCATGGAGTTCAGGACAACCAGAGATAATTGGGATCTGCCTTTCTCAGGTGAAGGCAAAAGAATTATAAAGTCTCACACATTTGCACACGAGCTCGACCATCTCAAAGACCTAGGCCATCCCATTATCATGGTGTATAGAAACGATTACGAATGTTTGGAGTGGTGGAAACTGTGTGGAGAGTTCAATATTACATATCCCAACTACCAACATTTTGTAAATCTTGATCTAATGTTTGAACATATTCAAGCAGAGAACAAAGACACAATGCAATTCATTAAAAACAACAGTAACAGAATTAGTAGAGCAAGGAACAATGTTGAATTGTGTAAAATGATTGATATAAAATCACCAAGAGGGGAACACCAAAACTTTCACGAGTATCAACCAAAAGGAATACAAGTTTATGTCTACAAGTAATTGGGAAGACGCAAAAGCAAGGAGCGACTACCATTTCAACAAGTGGCACAAGGACACAGACTGTGTCGAACACTTGGGCAAGTTCACAGGCGGATGGCAGACTGAACTACAGGCAATCATAGAAGATGCCAAGCCACTCAACTGGAGCAACCGTAGGGAAGGAACAGGCAGAGAAAATGTCAATGTTGATGTGGAAGCAGAAGAGAATGACCTAAAGACAGCAGGTGCAGACCCCAAGATGACAATATACAGAGGACTTAAAGACTTTACAAAATGTCCTACACTTCAAAGGATGACTGACTTCTTCGCAATGGAGCCTACAAAATCCAAATTACACATACAGTTCACTGGAGAAGTATTGAACATGCACATAGACAAACTGTATGACCTAGATGCTGACCCAAACAATGTTGTTCGTATCATGGTTATGCTACAGGATTGGGAGCCAGGCCAATTCCTTATGTATGGTAATGAGCAGTTTGACAGATGGAGAACCGGAGACATACACACGTTTGACTGGCAAAATACTCCACACGCAACAGCAAACGCCAGCAACAAGCCTCGTCCGATGTTGGTTGTCACAGGCGTTATGTCAGACAAGACCAGAGACATACTATCGAAGCCAATTAAGAAAAAGATATAGACCTTTATTTCTATATAATATAGTATTAGTATATGAACAAGAAAATATTTTCCAGATTGCTAGGTTATAGTCAAAATGATCTGACAAAAATTACACAACCATTTATAAAAGAAACGTTCGGAGTAGAGGTAAAACGTTGTGATACACTAGAGCAATACGTAGAAGCAATTGACGATGCCTGTCTCCACAAGTACTTCTCCAAGTATTGGCAGAACGATATGAAGAAATGGAAGTACTCTGGACTTGCCCTGATAGACGAAGTAAATTCATTAAAGCCGAGAGCAGTTCTTGATGTTGGCTGTGGTTACAATGAATTCAGAGGCAAGATAGATAACCTTATTGGCATAGATCCTTACAACGATCAAGCAGACTTCGAGGTTGGCACTTTAGAATACAAAACTGATATAAAATTTGACGTGCTATTATGCCTAGGATCTGTAAACTTTGGTAGCAGAGATAAGATAATTGCAGAGATAGGCAGATGTGTAGACCTACTTGCAGATGGTGGCACCATGTTCTTCAGGGTAAATCCGGGTGTCCAACACGATAAGCCAGAAGCAGATTGGATTGAATTCTTCGCTTGGAATGTACCTTTCATCATTGAACTTTCACAGATGTTCAATTTGCAAATATTAGACATTAGAGATGACACCAATCAACGTAAATATTTCATTTATAGGAAAGTAAAGCAGGGTTTAACAGCATAAAGCAATAGACTTTAACTATTATTATGCTATAATAAGAAGTAAATACCGTATATGCAAAAACACACAAGAAGTTTACTAGAAGAATTGAGCTCTATGCCTCTTAAAAGAGATAAAGAAGAGGTTGTAGAAAGCAGAGCTTCGCACATATTGGAAAGTGCTATAAGGTTAATGACCTACATCAGAGAAAACTTCGATCAAGACACAGCATTCAAACTAGAAAAGAAATTCAATTCAGCAATAAAAAATATGGACGCATCCAAATTCAGCAAAGGTGTCGCTAGGATCAAAGAGAACCAAGACATCAAAAACAACGTGCTGAAAATCAAAGACGGCGATTACAAAGAGGACTGATCATGTTGATAGAAGATGTCCTGACAGAATTTAAACGGACACACCTAGAACACATAGAAGACATCATAATCACAGATGGTTATGTTGGAGGACAAGCGGTTGTAGAATATTTCAGAGGATTACTACTTACACTCAAAGGCACTAGTTCAGAAGCCATGAGTGTATCAGTCAAGTGGGATGGTGCCCCGGCTGTGGTGTGTGGTACCAATCCAGACAACGGCAAGTTCTTTGTTGGCACCAAATCGGTTTTTGCACAGGCGGCCAAGATAAACTACACAAAGAAAGACATAGCAAAAAATCACGGCACAGACGAGCTAGGACAGAAGTTGTTGAAGTGTCTTGTGCATCTTAAGAAATTAAACATACAAGGTGTGGTGCAAGGCGACTTGTTGTATACAGATGAGGACATCACTAGGAAGAACATCGAAGGCAAACCTCACTTGACATTCACACCCAACACAATAACGTATGCGGTGCCAGAGGCATCTGAACTAGGAAAACAGATAGACCTAGCAAAAGTTGGAATAATATTCCACACAACATACAACGGTGACACACTAGCAGACATGACAGCATCAGGCGGAGCAGATGTAGGTTCTTTTGCCAAAAGTAACGATGTGTTCTTTGACAACGCCACGTATAAAGATGTGTCAGGCAGTGCCAAATTTACAGACGACGAAACAAAACAATTCTATAACAGCATTGAGAAATTAGAATCGTTACTAGAAGGTGTGCCTAGGAACTTGTCAAATGTGTTAGGACAGAATCAAGACTTCGTTCCTGTGTTCCAGATGTACATCAATGCAATGGTAAAGCAAGGCCAGTTGCCTAGCAACGTGAACCAGTTCTTACAAGGATTCAAAAAATTCTACGCAGACAGAATGCAACAACAGATATCAGGACTTAAGGCACAAAAGGCCTTACAGTTGAGACAGGACAAAATAAAACAGATGCCTGTGTTTCTAAACAGGGCAAAGAAACCATTACAGGCCATGCTGACTTTCTACAAAGCGGTGCAACAGATGAAAATGTTTGTGCTTAAAAAAATGAACCAAGCGATGGCTATTGGATCATTCCAACAGACGGACGGTGGCTTGGAAGTAACAGAACCAGAAGGATTCGTTGCTGTTGACAAGTCAGGAAATGCTGTGAAGTTGGTAGATAGGTTAGGATTCTCAAGAAGAAACTTGACGGCTGTCAGCAAATTCAAGAAATAGATTTACAGTTTTATTGATCTCTAGACTTAACTTTTCTTTATTGAACATTGTATCATGATTGTGCTTTCTCAATGCCTTACTCTGTAGGTATATGTCTTGCCATGGAGCGTCACGTAACCTATCACAAACATCAACAATAGTGTTAATTCTCATATCGGGATCTCTATCTAAGTCGTAAGCTTCTTCGAAGTAGTTGTTGAATGTTCTGAAGCCCATCTCTCTCAATTTCTGTAGGTATAGGTGGTTGCCATGCACTATAAAAATGTGCTGTGCCATTATGGGTTTCCATATCTTCTCTGTCATAAACACTTCATAGTCGTTGTCGTTGGTTTCTGAAACTATAGAACATACAGTGTCTATGTACGGCAGTTCGTATATGTCTTGGTCCTTTCCAAATCGTGGATAGTCTTTTGGATCAATGCCAGGTAGCTCGTACTTTTTATCTAATCTGATAGGTTCGTCTAACATGGTGAAAGTGTATATGCTGTTGTGTAGAACATTGGCATTCTTGAGCTTGTTGTATAGTTTGACCCTGTGTTCTCTGGGCGCCTTGTTCAAATAAAGAAATTCGTGTTTCTTATGCCAATAACTTCCATTATGATCATGTGTGAAGTTTAAATTGTTGTCTTTGTGTTTCATATACATGAAGTACCAGAACCAACTCGTACCACCTGTCCATTTGATGTGTTCTATTTCTATTTCCGGATACTGAGTATTGGTATTAACATTTTCCAATGATTCCCATGGGTTGGCCTTGATAAAAACAAAGCCCTGGCTGTGCAGTAGATCGCAACGTTTTTTTAGTTCAATGTTGAATTCTGTGTTACCTTTTAATCTGCTATTTTGATGCCTAACATCTATTATTGCAAATTTACGATCGTAACTATCTAGGTCGTAGTTGTGTAGTGTGTAGTATTCCCCGGTCATTTCAAAAGTCTGATTACCTAGACTATTGAATTTAATGAACTTTTCTAACTCGAGGTGATCTCCAGTCTTCATTATGTCAGTCAATATAAAGTTACGTTGCATTTGCCCTATAAATACGTTTATGTTAACACCTTTTTTAAAGTATGTATCTGAGGGCAAAGTCATTAGGAGGCATAGTGACTTGGGTAGATACACATTTCCTGAGATTACTGAAAGAATCTACATTAGTTTTCTTGCATTAACATTCTTAAGATCCACGGATCAAGGTAAAGCATTTACCAAAATGTATGCTGATCAAACGATGGCAAAAGGCACATTTGATCAAGTAAGGATGATGAACAATGACCTAGCAAACATGATGGCCATTGTAACAGGTGATCCAGACATCACAAAGAAACTTAAGAACAAGAATCAGGCACAGGCCATGAGACAGCGACAACCCATACCGGTGATGGCCGTAAGACGATACCTTAGAACATGGGAAGAACCTTACAAGTTCCTTACCGACCTTGAGAGGGCATTGGGCATCACAGATGCAAATTTCAGAAATATAAGAAGAGCCATTGCAAACTACAACAAGTTAGATAGCAAGACACAGAAGAAAGCCACAACTAAATTGTCACAGTTAACAAATTCTAAGTTGGCAGGCACGGATATTCACAGACAAGTTCAAAAGCTAGTTAGGTAATGATCAATCCAAATAGTTTTTGGGTGCTATATGGACAACACACCGAACCCACTTTTCATGAGAATGCCCAGGGAGGACAACAACAACAAAGAGATCACGCACTGACCTATGTCAAGAGATGGCGTAGCTGTGTTGACATAGGTAGCAACATAGGACAATGGACGCGACCACTTGCAAAGAATTTCAAAAAGGTTTACTGTTTTGAACCCAATCCAAACTTCCGAGAATGTTTTGAAAAGAACATCAACGAAAGCAACGTCCAACTATTCCCATATGGACTGTCAGACAGCAACCACAAGGGCCATCAGGAATTTAACAGCACACAAATCACCGAAGGCGATGGCGACATAGAGTGTAGGACCTTGGACAGTTTTCAGCTGACAGACTTAGACTTCGTAAAGATAGATGTAGATGGATTCGAGATACCATTGTTGAAGGGAGCCAGCGAAACATTGACCCAGAACACACCAGTGATCAACATAGAGATGAAAAGAGGCAAAAGACCAGACGTGGTCAGAGTGGCCGAGAAAATACTGAGGAAACTAGGCTATAAATTTAAAAAAGCTGTCAAAAGTGACGAAGTTTGGCTAAAAAGGTAATATTATAGCTTAATTTACCAAATCATCACATAAATATCTGCAACATTGATTCCTGAGCGGAATCATAGTCATTATTAAACAGAACAAGGAGGATTTAAAATGGCATACGACAATACACTATCAGCAGGTGGACCAGCTGTATTTTTAACACCAGACAGAGCTACAGAATCAGAAGGTGTTGCAGTTGATTTCATTACGGTTGATTTCATAAGTGACGTTTCAGGGGAAATTACAAACCCTAAAGCATCAGCAAACACAGGCGGACTAGCATTGGCTATGGAAGCTATCCAACACCAAGGTGTAAACATCTTAGGTACGGGTAACTTGAGTAACTCAGACACTGAGCAAACTTACATGGTTAGAAGAGACGCTTTAGACACAATAAGTTCAACTACGACAGTAGCGGCAATCCAAGCGGCAGTTAGAGCCCTTAATGCCAACACTAAAATCACTGCAACTATATCATCTGCAACAGCGGCTGATAGAGACATGGGTGACACGTCAGTAGGCGCTTAATAACATAGAATAATCATAAGGAGAATATAGAAAATGGCTTATTCAGACAGTAAATCGGCAGGTGGAAAAGGAAACTTCTCACTAAACCAAAACTTTGAAGTAGAAGGCGTTGACGTAACATTGTTAACAGTTGACTTCATCGTAGACGTTTCAGATGAGACAGGAGACTTAACTACAGGCTCAACAACAGCAGGTCTACAAATGGTTAGACATGCATTCGCACACCAAGGACTTCACGTATTAGCAGAAGGTCCATTGGTTGATTCGGACACACAAAAAACGTACATGGTTAGAAGTGACTGTTTAGACACATTATCATCTACTACAACAGTTGCGGCTTTACAGGCTTACATTAGAACACTAGATCAATCTAGTTCTAGTTTCCCTGGTGTAACCGCTGACTTAACAGGTGCAACAGTAACGGCTTCCAAAATTGGTATCCTAACTGCGGCAGTTGTTGCGTAATAACATACTATAGGAGAAATATAATATGGCATACTCACAGACATTAGCGGCAGGTGGACACTCTGGCGATAATGTAAGAAGACAAGCCTTCAACGGTAAGGGTTTAACTTTCGTTGAAGTTATATTTGATGTTGACATCACTGCTACGGCTACAAGCCCTGAAGCACACGATTCAGCATTTGATAAAGTAACAAACGTAATCAACAAAAACGGTACACTTTTAGCGGCATCTTACAGATTAGCTGGTAAGGCTACTGATGGTGATGCGGCAGAGGCGGCGGCAATTAATGCTGACGATTCGATCGACTCATACCAATACATTGTTGAAGGCACACCGGGTCAGTTCAACGGACCAGACTCGGCAGGTGACGCAAACATAGACGTAACGGCAACAATAGTTGCAGACGCAGAAGCAGATATCGAAACAGATCTTTTAGCTGTGTTATCAGTCGGAGACTCGGCTAATAACATGCAAGTATCAGTTAGAACACTGTTACCTGAAGGTTCGTCAAGTTCGGATGCAAGTTCGTTCATAGGAATGTTTGACCAAAGAGGTGATGCGTAATCATAACCTCTAGTTACAACTAGAATACTAAAAGGGCGGTGCTTAATTGTATCGCCCTTTTTTTTACGACTTAAATAGAAGCGATGCACAGTTACATGATACACACCCTGGTAGACATTACCAAGAACGGAAATCTAAGGAACACATTTCCTTTCGAAACTCGTGCAGGAGACGTGATAGAAGACAAGGCAACTCTGAGGGTAGCCAGGAATCAGGACGCTAATTTCAACACTATGATACAGATGTTACAGATCAGAGGTAACATCACATGGGAAGACGATCCCATTAGGATCTCACACGACTTGGGGAATACCAAGTTCGGATCTTATTACTCGGGACACAACACCTCTTGGCACTTCACTTTCTTCACTGAGCAGACAGATGTGTTTGGAGACCAAAAGAATCCAACCGAACAATTAATGGAGGACTTCCATCTTGTTCCTGTATTGACAGAGGCCAAGAACACTGCCCACTTCCCAATACACACTTTTATGACCAAAGATCTACAACAGCCTGCACTGAACACACCGACCAAGGAGCAGAAGGTGTTAAACGCACTTTCGGGCGATATAATAAACACATACTTTACATATGGTGGCTGGCAGAATAAATAACTGTACATTAAGGCACAAGACCAAAAACTTTTAAGGCACTCATAGGCAATGAAACAGGCAGACGTTCAAGAGATAATAACGGAGGTAAGGAACCTCAAAACAGAATTGAAAGAATTTATGAGTGG